CACAATTACAAATACCGTGGTAGTTTCCTGAGGGACTACACAAACCCTACACCATAGTCCAATTCCATAATTTTGGCCATTGCATATGAGGAATAATGTTGGCCAACTTTGACGTTAGATATTTGTTCAACAAGTTCCCAAATTTCCTCAGATGTCAACCCATATCTGCTACGAATAGCATCAGAGTTATCATACATAGAATGATCAGGTACTTCATCGAACACATGGATAAGTGAGTCATGTTTGACCTCAAGATTACTCTTGGACACAAATCGCTCTCTAAGCGCTTTTAGAATTGGATTAGATGATTCATTTTTCCACCCCTTAACGACACCGGCCATAAATGCGTCACAACGCACACTGTTCGACATAGAACAGAACTCTGCATGAGACACACCCAGTTGTGTAGCCTGCATGTCATCCTCAAGATCACCAAAATTTTTAAAAATGGCTCCTAGGTTCATAAATCCTCTCCATTCTCCATCGACACGGAAAGGACTCCTCTTGAGGAATTGAACATGGTGGAAATTTAAATTAGACTCCGCTATACAATTATCAACCGTTACGGAGTGGCCTACGTACTCTGCTGAATTTTTATAAATTTCATCAATTGTTTCTTCAGGAAATTTTGCAATGACATCATAAAAGAAAGACAGAGCAATCATCATTGACCCAACATGGTTTAGGATTGTGGTTAAAGTAGTTCCTGATCCTTCGAAGGGCCCGTCAAATTGTAGGGTTACGCGAGATCCAGTATCCTCTGGACTAACAACATTAATAGGCAACATACATTGCTCTATCAAATTCCATGCTCGTCTTTCATGGAAGTTGGACAATAATAGATAAGTGAAAAGAAAAGCTGGTGCATCTTGCGATGAATCGTTGGATGACACGTCTCCATTGAAGCAGAATGTATGTCCATTAATTTTACCAGCATAAACAGAATCATCAGAATAGATTGCTACATATACATAATTATCAGAAGATGTAGCGTCATACAAATCTTTGAAAATTTGATCAATGGAATCTGGTTTTGGTTTAGCCATAATATTAACCATTAAAGTATAGTCAACGCCTTTCCGAGTAGCGTGGAATACGTGTTTACCATTGATACCCATTTTAACAAATTCCGGTAATTCAGGAGCATAAATACAACCAGCACCATACGCCATATACAGCCGTGGAGCTTTACCAAACTTAGCTAACTCACGCTTAATACAAACTTCTAGCGACCGAACTAATAAGTTGTCCTCAGCCTCTAGTTTAATGCGGTTTACGTAAGACTTCCTAAGCTTTCTTTTAATATGTTGTAAATCTGCCACTGCTTCCCTGGATAAATATGGGTGGAAAGCTGTCAGCAACTCTTTGTGAACATTCAAGAATAACCAGCGTTTGCCATTGAGGCACGCATCAACTATTTGATCAACTATCGAACGAGTACAACCGTTGAAGACTTGAAATAATGATTTTGTCATAAACTTATCCTTAGCACCCTCTTCGATGTAAGTGAACTTAGAAGATGCATATGGTTCAGTTTGACGCGCCCCTGTCAATCGGTTATACATATCGATTGTTTTGTGTTCTTTCTTAAATTCTCGAGCTATAACATGTGCCAACTTGATAGCACGCCGGCGGTATTGCAACTCTTTTTCCCAATTCTCCCGACAAGCAATCAGCCTTTTTAAGCCATGATTCAAATTATTATTAGAATTCGAATACTCAACCATTGGTTTTTGGTGACGCCCTTTGAAAGTGAAATATCGAGTGCGATGACGCGACTTACAACCTTTGTCAGTCGTTTTAAAAGATAATTTGGAGAAACGCCCGCCATCAGCTATTTTATGATATGGCATAGCTACAGGCTGATCATCATCGCCAAGTTCCTGAATATCACAACCGTCAGTGCCATAAACCACATCCACATCTCCTGCCACACTAACAATTTTCACATCGTGTCTAACTTCCCAATCAACCTCTCCATCATATTCATCATCTGGTATCTGTACAGGTTTATGATGATCAACTAGAGTAGTTGACTCGAGTATGGAATTAGCATACCCTGAATCTATTCGACCAATCAACTGGGAATTATTTGTAACTAGGACATTATTGTATGTTTGAGCCAAACGTAAGGCATGCTTAGAATGAGTTAGGTGCACT